CTGTTTCTTTTTACCCCGAAAACGCCTCAACAAGTCATTATCGGCTTGAATCGGATACAGAACAGTCATGACGGCTGAAATCGGCTCTATCGGGCTGCAATCGGCTGAGGTAGGGGTAACAGAACCTCGATATGGCTCCCAAGTGCCTAGAATCCGGTCAAAGCCTAGTGATCTACCTACTCGAGGCGATGAGATGATTCAGTTCTGTAAAGATATTGGCTTCCCGCTCTTGCCTTGGCAGGAACTACTAGCTCGAGACTGCCTTAGATATAAACCAGATAACAGATGGTTACATCCACTTATAGGAATTATGCTTCCGAGACAGCAAGGTAAATCTACCTTCATGGCGCTTCGAATTTTATTCGGCATCTATGTGCTGGGCGAGAAAATGCATCTGGCTACAGCTCACAAGTTAACTACCTCATCTGAAATCTTCTTCAAGGTCTCGGAGATTATTGAAGGTTCCCAAGTGCTGCTAGATAACTTCGCTAAGAAGTATGAATCTAAAGGATCGCAGGAGATTCGGTTTAAGAACAAGGCTCGCTACCTAATCAGAGCCGGTAACTCAGCTGCTCGAGGTATTGCCGCACCGGATGTAATCCATATTGACGAATTGCGTGAGTTTGACACCGAGGATGTCTGGTCATCAATGCGATTTACCCAGATGTCGAATCCCAACCCGCAGGCTTATGTCTATTCCAACGCTGGCCATGCCAATTCGGTTCTACTGCATAAATTTAGGGAGCGCGGCCTTGCAGCTAGTGAAGGAGCCGATGATTCTATTGGCTGGTTCGAATGGAGTGCTGAACCCGGAGCCGAGATAACCGACAAGGAAGCCTGGTACCAGAGCAACCCGTCACTCGGCCACACGGTCCATGAAGATAATATCAAGGACAGTTTATCGGATCGTGAGGACATATTTAGAACCGAAATCTTGTGCCAGTTTGTCTCGATGATTAACCCAGTCATCTCGGAAGCCGAGTGGAAGAAGTGCAAGGTCGATAACCTGCCTCAGTTAAATGTCGAGGTCGATACTTGGATGGCCATTGATTTAAGTCCGGACAGGAAACACGGCAGCCTTGTTGCAGGCCAAAGAATTGACGGCGATAGGTTTATGGTCAGCCTTTTGCATACTTGGTTTAACCCAGTTAACCTTGATGATAAAGAGATGGCTAACGATATTGCTTACTGGGTGCGCAAGTTCCCGGTTAATGCCGTTGCCTATAGTAAGTCCACAGCTTCAGCGGTTGCAGCTCGATTATCACCCGCCGGAATTCCAGTGTATGAAATCAATAGCCAGGAGTATCAGCAATGCTGCGATGAATTCGTCTCTGCGGTTTCTTCGATGCGACTTGTCCATTCGGATCAAGAGGAATTGACCAAGCAAGTCCTAAGCGCGGTTAAATTAACTCGAGGCGATGGCGGTTGGGTTATGGGGCGCAAAGCTTCTGGAATTGTTTGCGGAGCAGTTGCCTCGGCGATGGTTACTCACTTTGCGACACGCGCTGAATCTGAAGTAGACATTCAGGTAGGATAATGTCTAGACAGTAGCGTATAATATGTCCAATGGGAATCCGGGACATTTTTACATCATCAAAGCCAGCAGTCGAGGTTACAGTCGACGCCGCTTCTACCCCTGCGCCGTTTAATAACACGGCTTCATTTAATCCTTTCGTATTTACACAGTCAGTAGCTTCCCGCCAGCAAGCCATGGCAGTTCCAACTATCGCAAGAGCGCGTAACATCATCTGTTCAACTCTTGCAGCTCTACCACTCGAGCAATACTCAAAGGTCGATGGATCACACATGGGAACACCGGCTGTTATCAATCAGCCAGACCCACGCGTTCCCGGTTCTGCAATTTATGCTTGGCTCGCAGAGGACTTGTTATTTCATGGCGTTGGTTATGGACAGGTTATGGAGCAATACGGAGACACGGGCAGAGTCCGCGCATGGACTCGCGTAGCACCAGATCGCGTAACAACTAAACTTAATAACAACCAGACAGAAATTGTTGGCTATCAAGTAGACGGCTCAGTAGTTCCAACCCAAGGCGTCGGTTCTCTTGTAGTGTTTTACGGTCTCGATGAAGGATTACTTAATCGTGCAGGCCGCACAATCCGCGCAGCTCACGCACTTGAGCAAGCAGCCGAAACTTTCGCTAAAGAGCCAGTACCACTTCAGGTTCTAAAGTCTAATGGCACTAATCTTCCAGCAGAGCGAATCTCAAAGCTTCTCGAATCTTGGAGAACTGCTCGCCTTACAAAGTCAACTGCGTTTCTTAATGCAGATGTTGAATTGCAGGCGTTGGGCATCGATCCAGCCAAATTACAGCTGAATGAAGCTCGCCAGTATGTCGCTCTGGAATTGGCTCGCGCCTGCAACCTTCCTGCATACTTCGTAAGCGCAGAAACTACAAGCATGACCTATAGCAACTCTGTTTCGGAGAGGCGTTCTCTTATCGACTTCTCAATGAAGCCAATCCTTGCAAGCATTGAACAGCGTTTATCTATGCCGGATTTTTGCCCGTCAACTGGTGAGATTCGATTTAGCTTAGATGAATTCTTGCGCTCAGATGCTTTACAGCGCGCTCAAGTATATGAAATTCTTAATCGCATCGGTGCCATGAGTGTCGAGCAGATTAGAGAAGAAGAAGATCTAATTGATAACAAGGAGACCCGATGAAGATAACCATGCCATACGCCATTACAGCGGCGGATGCAGAGTCTCGCATTATTGCAGGCCGCATCGTTTCATGGAACGCTGAAGGCAGCACATCAGCAGGCCGCACTATGTTCAAAGAAGATTCCATCACTATGGCTAAGAACATCAAGCTAGTTCTTCAACACGATGTAACCAGACCTCTTGGCAAAATGGTTTCATTCGAGGCAGATGCAACAGGCATCACAGCAGAATTTAAGATCGCAAAGACTACAGCTGGTAACGATGCCCTTGAAGAGGCAGCAACCGGATTACGCAGCGATTTCAGCGTAGGCGTAGATGTTGCAGAGTGGGATAACGAGGATGGCGTAATGGCTATCAGCGCATCAAATCTCATCGAGGTTAGCCTCGTCACAGATGGCGCAATCCCAGGCGCAGAGGTCGCGAAAGTAGCGGCAGAAGATACAGAAATTTCTGAGACATCTCAGGAAGAAACACAATCAACTACAGAAGGAGAACAAGTGTCAGACACTACCGTTCCAGAAGTTGCTCCTGCCGCAGAAACGGTAGAGGCTGCAAAGGTTGAAGTTAAGGCTGCAACAGCACCTTATATCTCAACAACTGTTCGTAACCCAATCGTTGATAAGGCTTCTTATCTCGAGCACTCAGTCCGTGCCTCACTCGGCAACGACGAATCAAAGATGTATGTTGCAGCAGCAGCAGACCTCACAGACAACGCTGGTCTCGTACCAACTCGTCAACTTACAGAAGTCATTAACGGCATCTCAAACGCAGACCGCCCATTTATTGACTCAATTACTCGCGGCGCACTACCTGATGCAGGTATGACTTTCGAGATTCCTAAGATCACAGTTGCTCCAACAGTTGCAGTCGCATCTGAAGGTGGAACACCATCTGAGACAGACCAGAACGCAGCTTTCGTTTCTGTGAGCGTTCAGAAGTTCATCGGCCAGCAGACATTTAGCCTCGAGCTACTTGATCGCAGCTCACCTGCGTTCTTTGCTGAACTCGTACGCCAAATGGAATACGCATACGCAAAGGCTACAGATAACGCAGTTGCAACAGCAATGGTCAACGGCGGAACAGACGGCGGAAACCGCGCAGCACTTACAACTGGCGCTCTTGTTGCTGATTTCGTTTCAGATGCAGCAGTTTCAATCTACAAGGGAACTCTTGGGTTCGCTCAAAACATCGTAGTTTCTCCAGAACAATGGGGCGCACTCATGGGCTTGGTCGATGGTTCAAATCGCCCAATCTTCCAGCAAACAATCAACCCACAGAACGCAGGCGGAACACTTACTGCAACAGCAGTTCGCGGAAACCTTCTAGGGCTGAACCTTCGCGTATCACGCGCATTAACAGATGGTTCAGGCGTTGGAGATAACACTCTTATTGTTATCAACCCAGATGCTTACACCTGGTACGAATCACCACGCCTATCACTCCAGACAAACCTCATCTCAACAGGTCAGGTTCAAGTTGGATACTACGGCTACGGCGCAACAGCAACAAAGCTTGGCGCAGGCGCTTACCGTTTCATGGTTGCGTAGTCACAAACTAATCATGGGGGGGCTGCTGCTCCCGGTGGCTCCCCCAGTCGTTTAACAGAGAGGATACAGAGATGGCATCGATAGTCACCGTAGCAGAGCTAAGGTCAATCCTTGGCGTCTCTGTATCCCTTTATAGTGACGCATATCTAACAGATGTCATCGATACAGCTGAGGCAGTTATCTTGCCTATGCTCGTCACTTACGCTTCACCAATATCCCGTGTTGAACTCCAGGATAACATTGCCTACTACACAGTCCTAGGCGAGAACAATTTTTCAGAGGGTCAGAGCGTAGTCATTACAGGCTGCGGAACCCCATTCAACGGAACCTTTACGATCTTAGAATCTAGCAATTACGACATTGATACTTATGTCATGAACTCTAATTCTCGAGTATTCGTAGACGGCGTTTATCGTGACTTTAACGGATTCTTCACAGTCTCAATTACTAACGCAGACATCGATGGCCGTAATGTCATCCCTTCAGGCAAGGCAACCCTTTCAGGCGCAGCTACTTATGTCGGAGTCAGCGCCGTAGAGTCAGCAGTCCTAGCAGTCTCAGTAGAAGTATTCCAATCTCGTATCGCTCCTGGTGGACAAATCGAGGGAATCGACTTTACCAATGTTAGCCCTTACCGTTTAGGGCGCAGTCTCTTTAATCGTGTATCAGGACTCTTAGGGGCATACATCGACACCGATTCAATGGTGCAGTAATGTCTACAATTCTCGACACAGTACGCCAGCCTTTAGCCAACGCCTTTGCTAATGTCGCAGGCAATGTCTACGCCTATGTGCCAGAAGCGCCTATGGTGCCATTCGTAGTTACAGTCCCAGATTCTCCTTACCTTGAATTAGAGACCATTAACAAGTCAACGCTTCACATTAAAATCAATCTTGTAATCTCAGTCGCAGTTGCATATAACAGCAACCCGGCTTCGCTCGACAATCTCGAGCAGCTCGTCATAAGTGTTCTGAAGGTGATCCCGGTGGG